CATCGCGAAATTCCGCTAGTCACGCATCGAAAATACCGGCTTATGATTCGCGGATCTGCCGCAATCCTCATAAGCCGGTAATGAGAGCATAAGGAATTCTGCAGATATGCCACTTATGACCCAAACAGAGTACGCGCAACATCGCGGGGTGAGCCAGCCACGGATATCACAGCTCATGAAACGTCTGAGACAGGGCGGGGCTGTATCCAAGAGCGGGAAGATTTACTCCGACAAGGCGGACCAGATCCTGAGTGCGTCGCTGGATCCGTCAAAGCGGAGAGAGGCGGTTGCACGGAAACCGGAAAAATCGGCGCCTTCCTCGGAGATCAACCCGGAGCTCCTGAACAAGATCGGCTCCCTGGGTGCCGACGAGCTCCTGCGCATGGCAGGAACTATCTCAGAGAGCCAGGCGAGGACCATTCTGACCCTAATCCGGGCAAGGGACAAACAACTGAGCTGCGAGAAGAAGCTCGGCAGATTTCTCGACGTGGATGAGGTGAAACGCGTTGCGTTTACCGCGGCACGACGAACGAGGGACGCGGTTCTAAACGTTCCATCGAGGATCTCGGACAAGCTTGCCGTCATGACCGACCCGTTCGAGGTGGAGCAGTATCTCACCGCTGAATTGAAGGAAGCCCTGCGGGAAAGCACAACCAATGCCGATGCCTGATGTAGTCTCAACCTATCTTGCCGCCTACGACCAAGGGATCATTCCTGACCCGGACTGGCTTATTTCCGAGTGGGCCAACGAGCGAAGAATTCTCCCCGATGGGGCATCAAAGGAACCCGGCCCCTATCGCTGGGAGCGCACCCCGTATCTGCGGGAGATTATGGACTGTCTCTCGCCGCATCTTCCGGTCAACGAGATCTGCTTCATGAAGGCGGTGCAGATCGGCGGGACAACGGTGGGGGAGAATTTCATCCTCTATGTGATCGATGCGGCCCCGGGTCCCGCCATGATGGTCATGCCCACGATGGACCTGGCGAAAGAGCACTCCAAGGACCGGATAGCCCACTCGATTTCGGCCATGCCAGCTCTTCGGAGCAAGGTCAAGGAAGTCAAATCGAGGGATTCGGGCAACACAATCCTCTCGAAGCAGTTTCCTGGAGGGTCTCTCAAAATGACCGGGTCCAACAGCGCCAAGGCGGCCAGGTCCAAATCCATCCGGTATCTCATCCTCGATGACGTGGACGGATTTGATGCCGACATCGGGGGGGAAGGCGACCCCTGCGCGCTCTTCCGGAAGCGCACCAGCACTTGGGGCAGCAAGCGCAAGATCTTTGAGAACTCGACCCCGACGATCAAGCATCTAAGCCGGATCGAGCGGTCCTATCTTGACTCGGACCAGCGCAAGTACGAGGTGCCGTGCCCTCACTGCAGGACTCGACAAGAGCTCGTTTTCGGGGGGAAAGAGGCGTCCTTTGGGCTGAAATTTACGCATGAGGGAACCGTCTGCACGGATGTTTGGTACGAGTGCAGGGAGTGCCGCGGGAGGATTGACGAGCACCACAAGGATTACATGCTGGCGAATGGAGAGTGGGTGCCGCGCAATCCGTCCAACACCAGGCGCCGAGGCTACCAGATCTCGGCCCTCTACTCTCCGCTCGGGTGGTTCTCCTGGCGTCAGATTGTCGAGGAGTTCTTGTCGGCCGGAAAGAACCCGGAGCTCCTGAAGGTATTCGTCAACACCATCCTGGCCGAGACTTGGGAGGAAGCCGGATCGAAGCCCAAGTGGGAGGAGCTGAAAGCCAGGGCCGAAACCTATTCGGTAATGACCGTGCCTCCCGGTGGGCTCTTTCTCACCATGGGAGTGGACACCCAGGACGACCGGATCGAGTTCGAGATCTGGGCCTGGGGCAGGGATGAGGAGGCATGGCTGATTGCATGGGGGCCGATCTACGGAGATCCCAGCGAGACCTATGTGTGGGACGAGTTGGACCGGTTGCGCTCCATGCCTGTCCGGCATGCTTACGGGGTGGACCTTACCGTTTCCATGACGGCCGTGGACGCCATGGGACACAAGACCCAGGAGGTCTACAATTACGCCCGCAAGCGCAGCGCATCGGTCATGGCGGTCCAGGGGCAGCGAGGAAACAGGCCCGCGCTCGGGAAACCGTCTCCACAGGATGTGAATCACAAGGGGAAGATCATCAAGGGGGGTGTGCTCTTGTGGCCCATCGGGGGGAACCTCATCAAGCAGACGATCTATGACCGGCTGGCCGTCACAAAGCCGGGACCCCGGATGATTCACTTTCCCCAGGGGCTGGATGACGAGTTCTATATCCAGCTGACGGCCGAGCAGAAAGTCACTACGTATCAGAAGGGGTTTCCCGTGCAAGTCTGGGTAAAGGAGCCCGGAAAGCGCAACGAGGCCCTCGATTGCGCCGTCTATGCGTACGGGGCCGCGATCCGGGCCGGGCTGCTGCGAATGAACTGGGACGAACTGGAGAGGATGATCTCTCCGCGAAAGATGGAAGGTCCTGGGGAAACGGCAGCGGTAAAGCCCGCCAGGCCTCGGGTGCGCTACCGGTCGAAGCTGCTGGAGGAACGATGATCCGTAAGCGCGAGATGAGCGTTGACCCGCTGCTCGGCATCCGGGCGGTCGCCGAGTGGCTGGATGTGCACGAGAATACGGTCTACCGAATGATCGCCCGTGGAGACATCGAGGCCTACAAGGTGGGCGGTCTCACCAAGGTATCCTCCGCATCGGTGCACGCCTACCTCGAGTTGAACCGGAAGGGGCTGGAGGATGACGAGTCGGTCTGAGGGCTTCCACGCCGGGCCTGGGGGACGACCCGGCCATGGGGAAAACACTGGTCAAGTCCGTGCCCTTGCGAGAGAGCACGGACTAGCTCTTTGACAAATGAATCACGCTTGCTGTTTCTTTGGGCGGCCTGGATGGGGGCAGTCTTTGAGTAATTCGACCGCCTGAGGAAGGAGGGGCGGGAGCGCCCCTCGTGATGGTCATGCATAGTCCTCGGGGTGGAACCTATCCGCCCCGGCGTCGATGAGTGCCTCGCACAAGTCGATGCACTCATCACTCCCAACCCGCCCCCCGTAGTAGAGGAGGAGTTCCCCAGGGAACGGGCACGCTGCAACCCCCTCATCGCTAAGGGGATCGATCCCCTTGTCGATCAGGTCCAGCACACAGTCCCGGTACGCCGGCCACTGAAACTGCCCGTCGTCCAGGATAAAGTACTTCTCGGCCTGGGAGAGGATTTCCAAGGGAAGAACCATGTTTGTCTCGTCAATTTCCCATTTGTCTTTCATTTTTCCCTCCGATGTTGGAAGACTAAGCGTCCTCGATCTCTTCGCCGAAGCCGGATTCGATCTCTTCGGCGGTGAGATACTGTTCTGCCCATTCAAGCGCCTGCTCTTTCGTCATGGGGTCGATGCGCTCACCCCAACCCATGTTATTGCCGGAGGACTTTCCGTAGCGACTCATCGCGCCGCCTTCGCCTGCGAGGAAATACTGTCTGCTGCGCTTAGTGCGATAGAGCGAAGCAGTCCAATACTGGAAATCGGTGTAGTTATGGCCGTTGCTGTACGTGCCGATGAGATCGGCCTTGTCTGTGTCGAACCTCTTACCGTGGATGATCGCCTTCATCTGCTTTCTCCTTTTTTGGGTTTTGCTTTTTCCCTCATCTCTTGATTCTGATTATATGCACCCATTTGGTGAGTGTCAACAAAAAAATGCACCCAAAAGGTGCGGAGGCAAAAATAATTTTGATCGTCTAACCCAGGGCTGGACCTGACACAGGCCACGGTAGCCTGTCGTACTACGGAAGTCCGTTAAGGCCGGTGCGGGTTAGCCCAGACGCCCCCTGACGGCAGTCGAGGAAGCAATGGATATCCAATCAGCATTACAAAACAACCTGTCCATTCGAAATTCAGTGACGTGGATTCCAGATTGTGGGATTGACGACAATAACAGGCTCCTATCAATCCGAGAGGCGATTGATGGAACCGGGATCAGCGTTGATGGGGTTAGAAATGCAATCTATGACGGAAGACTTCCAGCCCAGAAAGATCGGTTTGGTTTCTGGCAAATCCGGCTAAAGGATTGGACGAAATACATTGAAAGATATCGATATGGAAGGAGGTGCAAGCTAGGGACTAAAACAGGCAGACATTGGGGCAAAGAAGAACTCTACGTTTTGGCCTTGCCGATTCCTCATAAGTGCGTAGCGGAAATGCTCAACAGATCGATAGGTGCAGTGAAAATAAAGCGATGCAAACTCAAATGGAAAGGACGGAAATGAACGAAACACTCAGGAGAACAATGGACATGGTGAGGTCGATTAGTTTCACCTCGCGCATCAAGCACGGTCGGAGCTTTGGGGATTTTCTGGCCGACAGGATCGTACAGGCAGCAACGGAGCAGACCTTACTTGCGGTATCCGAGCGCTTGGCGAAACTCATGGATTCTGATGCCGGAGAGATGCCGGAGGGTACTATTGCGGCATTCATTCAGCATGCATTTTCGCCAGACTCGCCTGCTGTGCTTGCTTGGCTACGGGAATATCCGAGAGTTGCAGCCATGCTGTGTATGCTGAAACAGGAAGACTACCTGGATACGATCCAGACGATTGAGATTACAGACGCACAA